AACTTTCCTGTACCCATATTCCAACTACCAGATGTTGCATAAACTTTTAATGTTTGATCCATTTGTACTCCTGTAACAGTTGCTGCTGAATTTAATAATTCATATTGTGCTGGTACATCTTCCCAATTAGATCCTGATACTGTAGGTGCAGATAATGTTATTGAAACATCATCTGACATTGGGTATGGATCAAATGATTGTGAAGGGAATACTAATTTATCTCCTGTTTTATATTTAAATCCTTGTGAGTCTAAAGTTCTAATAAAACTTGGTACTGTTACTGTATGTGTTTTGTTAAGATTAAACCAAAAATGTCTATAATCGGTTGGTCCTGAAAAAGTAAATGCACCTGGGTAAGCTGCATCCATTGTAGCTTCTGAGATATATAAATCACCCATTCCTCCATCATTTAAAGGACCTCTACCTACTGGATAATATCCTGCTTCTACATATGAAGCTGAACCATTATTTTGTACAATTGCTGATACTAATGTATTATTTTCAATTGTTAAATTTACTGATGAACTTAAAGATGATGTTGTTCTATTAATGTCATTATCTGCTGCTACATGAGAAAAAATAAATGGACCATAAGTACCATCTGCTGCTGCAAATCCTGTTGGTATTGAACCACTTACTACAGCATCATCTACTATATCAACTCCTGGTATAAAATAACCACTATTTAACCCTACAAGAAATTTTTGTCCATAACCATTACCAAATGAAGATGATGGAACAATTGAAAATTCTAAATTATTATTTACAGCAAGTGTCTGACCTGAAATACTATCTGAGGATGTTGGGTAAGTAGGTCCTGCTGACATATCTTGGTCATATAAAAATTCACCACCTGTACCTACACCTGTATCATTAATTACTAATCTAGTAACACCTGATCCAGATATATGTTTTTCAACAAAATTATTTATTTCTGTTTGAGAAAATTCAAGTAAATATCTACTAACTTGAGGGGAAGCTTGTTCTATAGTAGTAGAGGCTTCTAATATCTCATCCAACCCAGTATTTTTACTTGGGACTAAAGTGTAAAGAGAAGCATCTTTTGAAGGAAAAATTTTATATATTGCCATAATTCTTTTTTATTATAATGGTACTACCCTACCTAAAATATCTTGATTTGGGAATTTAAGTTCAAATACCATAGGATCTATTGATGGGTAAACTACCTCATTTACTGTAGCTCCATCAACATCATATGCAAAATCACTATATCCTAAACTTGATCCTGTTAGATTAACAACTTCTACAAATTTAACTGTTTGTACACCTTGTACTTTATCTAACAAAATATATAAATCTTTTAATATAATTGGCTCATTTATTTGCCATTTATCTATTTCAAAATAACGTGTTAATGAATCTATACATTTTGTAATTGTTTCACTATTATTAAAATTAGGAGCAACTATAATATCAAAATTAACTCCTATATTAATTATATAAGCATCTTTTATATTAATAGAATCATTAATCATTCTATATTCTGATAGATATGTTTGTAAATTTCTTTTTAATAATGCTGATGCTGTTCTTAATTTTCTATTTATATTATAAGATAAAATATATAAATCTAATACTGTTGGTAATTCACCTGCTTGGTAATCACCTATCTTTTGAGGTTCAGCATGTGCCTTAGCTATAACACCTAAATTAGAAGGCATAGATAATGCTCTAACTAAATAATCTTGTGTTGTTACTGTTCTTAATTGGTTTTGGAAGTTACCTAAAGAATTTTGTCTTATTTCTTCTACAGTATCTCCATCCATACCTCCATCTGCAGCTAAAACATTATTAGCAGCTACTGAATTAAAAATTTGGTCTGCTAATGTTGAATTAGATAAATTAGGATTAATAAATACAATGTTTGAGTCATCAACTTGAGTTAATGAACCAGCTTCTACATTTGCTGCTGCTCCCCCTCCTGTTAAATATCTTACTGATAATGAAGTATTATAAGGAGCAATTCCATAAGTATTTGTAAATACAAAATTTACAGGTGAAAATGCTGTTGTTAATTTATTTTTCTCAAATGGTAAACCTAAACCTACATTATCAGGATTAGGAATAATTTCTTCTGTTGTAGATCTAGTACTACCAGCTCCAAATTGTAATTGTAATGATCCTGAATCCATAAAACGAGTAGCAAATCTTCTTTGTACTGTTTTTAATTCTAATATATAAGGTACTTCTGTATCTACACTGTAATTAGGATCGTTAGTATTTGTGTTTCTAATTGAATTAAATACATTTTCTTGAGCTAAATTAGGTACTTCATACCATTCATTTCCATTAGTATCAGTACAATCTAAAACACCTATTATATTAGCTGCTCTAATTGTTCTTGTATCAAATTTTACAGAATTTGTAAATGCAAATATTTCAGTATTTATTGTAGCTGATATAGCCTTTCTATCTTTTTTTAATAAAAAATATGTAGGATTTATTCCTGATATTTGGTATACAGACACATCTGTTGGATCTAATGAACTTGATGCTGAAAAATCAATTGCATCTTCTATTATAAATTTTTGTGTTGGGTTAACATTAGACGTTACTTGTGTATTTTCTGGTATAATTAAAGAATAATCATAATCAGGAACATATACACTACCACTTAATATAGCTGGTAGTTGTTGGTAAAAACTAATCATTGTTGTTGCTGTAGTAGTTACTTTAGGTACATAACCTAATGAATAAGCTAAAGCATATAAGTTAGTAGTTTGTCTTGCTTTTTGTATAAATGTTTCTTGAATTTGATTATCTAAATAAAAAGATAATACATCACCTACATAAGCTGCCATTTCCATAAATAACATACCTGTTGACGTTTCTGAAAAGTCATTAAATGTATTTGGGAAATATGTTTTTGAATATTGAATAAGAGATTCTCTAATAGTATTAAAGTCTCTGTCAATATATCTTATATCTCTTTCTAATTTAGCCATTATTCTATTACTATTTCTAAGTTATCACGTACTCCTAAATTTACAACTTCATATGTAAGAGTAAAGTTAATTTCATTTCTATCTGGGTCATTATTAAATTCTAATTCTTCTACTCTAACATTAGGAAAAAAGCTTTTAATATCAGCTTGAATAATAGCTTGTAAATCATTTATTTCAGATTCTATTATATTTTCAAATAATAAATCTCTTAAACTAGCCCCAAAATTAGGTCTAAATACTCTTTCACCTTTATTAGTTAATAAATAATTTAATATATTTGCTTTAGTTTGTTCTCGTGTTGTAAAAGTAGGTACAAAGACAGCATCTCCATTTATAGGAAAACCAAACCCAACCGCTCTACTAGGTTGAAGATCTATTGGATTTTTACTTTGTATTATTCTTGCCATTATTTTACTTTCCCATTAATCCTGCTATTTGACTCATATCAACTTCTCCTGCTGGTAATGTACCATTTGCTGTATCCATTCCTACTTGAGGTTGGAATTGTTGCACACTATTAGTATTAAAAGCTGCTGTATCCCCTAATATATTCTCATATGCTGCTCTTTTTGATTCTGCAGTCATTGTTGGAGTTTGAGGTATTACTGGTGCTTTACTTTCCATTACTGGTGCTGTGTATGTTGGTTGAGTTATAACTTTTGGAGTTTTAACAGCTTCCAACAAAATTTCCTTCAATTCTTCTTGAATAGCCTCTCTAACGGCTTCTTTAATTATTGTTTTTAGTGCTGATGTCTTCATTTTATTTATAAATATTAAATTATTATGTTTTTATTGTGCTTCTATTTCAAATTGTGCTGAGTTTCCATCCATCCCGCTATAATCTGTTAATTCTAACTCATATCTAAAAATACCTATATTACTAACTACACTACCATTTGCATATCCTGGATTTATAGGCCAGTATTCTGGTTTCGGACCTCCTGAATTTGTGTAATATCCTTGAGGATTATTTTGGGTTGTTACTATTATACCATCATCTGCTATTTGTTCTTCCATAAAATAGCTATATCCAGGTACAGTTTGTTTATATATTCTTAAAAATGCTGTTGAATTTGCTTCTAAAGGAGAACTACCTCCATATGTTTCCATTTTAATTTTAACTGGTCTATTTACAGTAAATGTTCCTGTTGCTATTGGGTCTGTTGGAGTTACATCTGAACGTGGATTTAACCCATTAAAAAAATATGCTGGTGGTCGAGGAGGATTTTGATTTCCTGTTGGACTTGGAGGGTCATCACTTCCACCTGGTGTCTCATCTGGTATAAATTGGGGGTCTGGTCTGTTGTTAACATATGCTTGTGTTCCTGATGCTGCTTTTCCTCCCGAATTATCTGCTATTGCAGGTAGTACTAACTCACTAACTCCATCAAGATAATTATCTATTTTATACTTCATTTCTTCAACTAAAATTGCTACTGAAGAAGAATAAGAATACCTAGCTTGTCCCCCAGGATCATTATGTAATATAACTTGCCCTAAAGGAGTATTAAATTTATCACGAGTAAAAATTGTATTTTTGCTGCCTGTTTGATCTGTAAAATTTCTAGTAGCTCTTATTTTTCTAGATGGAAATGGGAAATCCGGGCCTCTTTCTTCTTCTCCATCATCATTTATAAAAACAGCTGAGTTATTTGGGTTATTTACTAATTCTAAAAGAAAGCCTTTATATTCAAACGGAAAAGAAGCTATTAAATCAGCTTCTGATGCTTGGTTTAGTTCTAATAACGAGTTATCCCCAGATGAATTCAAAGCATTTTGTAATGAATCATTAACAATACTAGTTACTTCATCTATATCTCCTTGTGATACTCCAGAACCATCATAACTTTCAAATACTATACCTGTTCCATCAGTAAAATTATTAGTACTATAAAATCTAACTTGTAAAGTATTAGGATTAATACTAGCAATATTAGTATTACTAAATACTCCATTTGTAACAGAAAAAATTGACATGCCTATAGTTAAACCATCTACACGATCAAAAGTTACTGTATCCCCATTTACTACATTACCCTTAACAATATATAAATCAGAACTTACATCACATAAATCTCCTAATTCTA